ATATCTAAGATTTCAAGTTCATCTTCTATGAAGTCGTGTATCCCATACGGGACAGTCGCTAATTGATCTATGTAAGCTAAAGAGTCCACTAAGTCATCGTGTGTCAGTGGATCTGGAAACTGGAAGAGTTGATCTAGGAATCTAGCGTTCCACTCCCCCTTGTTCAAGCTTATTACACCGTTCTCAAAGCGCCCTTGCAACGCCCACATAATACGGTCTGTCTTCTTCTTATTACCGTGAGTTAACTCTTCTACCCTAAAATACTTCCCGTGCTTCCTTTGAAGATCCATAAGAGGCGACATCACTGCTTGTTTTGCAATACCGCGCTCAATGCCTACAGATACTGGCTGGTAATCTCTTACGGCTTGGAATATTTTCATTGCCGTTTCGTCTAACGTCCAACGTCCGTAGATAATGTTCTCTATGAACCAGTCACCGTTGTCGCCTACCTTAACTACGGAGATTGCAGTTTCGTCTAGCTTAGAACTCTTCGTGCGTTTCTTACCAACTTCTTCAAAACCAGCCAAGTCAATGGCTATGTAGTAGTCTCCTGCTTCGGGGGCCTCTCCGTACTGTACCCACTCTTCTTTAAACATCTCTGAGCCAACCGCCTCAAAGGACGCCATGAACTCCTGACGAAAGGCGTAAGAAGACATTGACTTTTTGGCGACATTAATTTCAGCAGGGTCGAGTAAGTTGTTATCGTAGCTTGTGAAGTGCCATGCTGAGTACGTTTCGTCATCGCCTAGCTCCGCATACTTGTACAATTCGTAGAAGTGGTTACGGCCCATCGGAGTTCCTATGAACATCGCCGAACCCTTCTGGTCAGCCAGCGCAGGACGTAGGACTTGCTCCCAAACGTCAGGCTTCATGTCTGCGTATTCGTCCATGACTAGGAACTTAAGAGACACACCACGCATAGTCTCTGGACGGTCAGCACCCTTAAGCGTAATGGTTGCGCCGTTGACCAGCTTTAGCTGTAAGTTGTTGATATGAGAGCCTACAATAACATCATGGCCTAGCTCAAGTAGGGTCTGCCACATAATGTCACGGGCTTGTCCCTGTGTAGGAGCAACGTAGAATACATGACCGCGTTCAGCCTGCAATGCATTGATGATTAACATCCACGCAGCCAGCCGGGACTTGCCTGTACGACGCCCAGCAGCAACCACCTTAAAACGTGTAGGGTCATTAAAGACTTTTGTCTGCCAATCTAGCAGTTCTACGTTAACGTCAGTCATGCGCCGTTGAAGTTCACAAAAGTTGCAGGGGCTTCTAGCAGATCAAAGGTGACTACGACTTCCATGTTTCCTGAACCGCCTGCTGCTGCTTTGATGACATCTCCGGGCTGTAACACAAACACAGCATTCCCGTCAATAAGCAGATACTCTTTAGATTGTACGTTAGTTCCGTTTAGTATGTAGATGTCAGGGTCTGGAGTCTTGTCTACAAACAGTGTAATGTCGTTAGTAGAGTTGTGCAGATTAGAAACAAACGCCATGTTCCAGTGGGCAACGTAGCCACTAGGAATAGTCACAATAGTTTGCGTAGAAGTGTCTGTTAAGTTTACATTCTTCGTGTATAACATATTAAACAGCTTCTGGAAAAGTGTTAGCAGTCAACGCTACTTCGTCTTTTGTAGGAGCTTTTAAATTAAATATCTCAGAAATTCTAGGATCTTTATATATGTCCTCAACTGTATGATGGAACTTACTATAAGCTTCAGCCATCGCCAATGAATTTCCTTCTGCTATTTTTTTTAAATACTCATCAGTTCCTTTTTGCTCGTAAAGATTGGCAAGAAATAAAGCTTTTTGTTGGTCTTTAGACAAGAGGTTGGGGTCGTTATGCTCTCTTGCTTTTTTTATCCACTCAGATTTTCCTAAGTGCCTTTCTAATCTGTTAAGACCTGTCTGAAAAGCATTTCCTTTTCCTTCAGTTAAAAATTGAAAAATTCCTTTTGCACTGCTTATTTTGCTGGTAGTGTTTTTACCGCCAGATGATTCTATTTCAGCTACTTTATTTGTAAACTCATCTATATTTTTTGTATCTTTTAAGTTTAGCTTATTAGCTATACCAGATTTGACTTTATTGTAATCACTCATTTACTATTTCTCCGTCAATAACGTCACCTGATGAAACTTCTGTAGCGCCCACGCCTGTAATGTTAATCTGTATGGCGCTTCTTCCGCTTTCTTTAATGATTTCTTTTTCAAATAGCGCAGTTGGTGCAACCCTGTCCATCACCAGCTTCCACGCTGCTGCTTGATTCTTGTGATCGTCGTCCAAAGCCGCAGAAAATATAGCATCTAAAACCTTTCTGGACTTCGGTGAGGCTAACATCCTAGCCTTATACTCATTCATGATGCCAGCGTCGCCCTTCGGACGCCCAACACCCCGCCTGTTTCCTTTCTTAACAGCCTCTACTTCTTTCTTTTTGGGACGACCACGACCACTACCGGGGTTTTCTGACACTATAACATCCTCGTATAAGAACTATATAGAAACTTTGCCGTTCCATGACTGCATATTAGCCCATGACTGCATATAGGCATTAAAGTTATATTTATATATGTTTATCCTTAATGCTTTTATGTGGTCAAGTTCCTATATGTTGTCAAGCATTAGCGGCGCGATCAAGTTTCTCTTTAGTTAATCACTTATCTATACAGTATATTATAGCATACTTTTCAGTGTTTGTCAAGTCTTTTCTTTAATAATGTTAATACTACACAGATCTGTACTGTTCTGTACTGTCCCTTACAGGCGCACTCCAGATTCTGTTTAGACCCTTACGTTGTCTTGCTTTCTGCGTTGCATGTTGAGTTTCAATTTAGCTCTTTTTTGTATCTGAGCAGCAACAGTACAGTACAGCGCAGCCAGTCCCCCTCCCCCGTGCCTAAATAGCTGTACAGTATGTAAATCATACCGAGTATCTAACCAGTATCTAGTATGATAAACATACCGAGTATCTGCGGAGTGACTAAATATGCAAGTGTGAGAGTCTAGGCAGTACCCTATAGACTCTAAACTGTATCGCCAGTGTTCCACGTAGAACATACTGTATATCTAACCAGTACTGTACGTTTAACCAGTAGTGTTACCGTGTTACCGTAGTGTTACCGATAGTGTTACCGTGTTACCTGCTAGTGTTACCCAAGGTTACAAAGTAACACTTTATTGACTGTACAAATATACAGCATTGGCGTGTAAGTTATTGATTTATAAAGACTTTATATATCTGGCATGGCATGTGCGTTATATTGGGTAGTGGCAGCCCAGCGCGCCACTGTTTGTTAACAATTCGCCAGCGCCTATTTTGGCGCGCCATAGTGCGACACTACCGAATAAGTGGTGGTGTCCTTAATGTTTACTTGGGTTGCGGTATGCACCCACCACAATTACGCCACTGTTATAGTAGGTTGAGAACGGCTAATGCCTAGACCGATAGCATGCGAAAAGTAGCGCGGTTTTCCAAGCGCGATAATTGCGGCCATACACTCGAGTAAACGCCAACGGGGACACCACTAGCGAACGGGGTAGCGGATAGCAAAGCAAAATCCGAAAGGCACTATAAAACTGGCATAGTAGAATTTTGGGTTAAATGCCCCACGATAGAACGCCAGATCTAACTAGCAAAAAAGAAAGTGTATAGATTCCAACCCGTCTTATATGGCGGGTTTTTATGTATACATTTCGTATACTGTTTATAAATTCTTATAACCTACCAAAAAAGTGAGAAAATATTATGAGTACTATTCAATTGACCGATGCGCAGATCTCAGCCAATGTTGAATGTTTACGGGGTATTAAAAAAGCTCAGATAAACATTGCGGCCATGTTATTAAACGATTATGCACTGTACTTTCACGGTAACGCGGACGCTGAAAAAGCGATTGTGGCGTATTGGAACGCTTGCGTTGACGCTGGACTAAAAGCAAAAGTGACAGCGCAGTTATCAACGGCTAGTAAAAAGCACCACAAAAACGTCGGAGTATCCACTGGCGGCGTAAAAGTAGTGGATAATAAAATTGTTGAGGCGCCAACCCGCGCACCAAAAGAGGCTAAAAATCCACTGTTAGATAAGGCAAAAGAGCTATCACCAAAGCTAACCGCCGAACAACAAAAAATACTCGCTGAGTTATTGTCGCAGGCCGCCAATGATATGGTTGCAAAATCTTAAAGTTATAATTCTTATAAGGGGAAAGTGTATGTGCAATTCAAAAACGGAACGTTTACAAGAAGAATTGTCAGATCATGGCGTTTTCGCAATGTGGCCAACGTTTTACGAGCGTGAACACGACGGCTTCACAGACGGCGGTGGTTTCATTATTGAAATGTCAGCGGTGGACGCTGAAGGTCGCAGCAAAAAGGAATGCAAAGAAATAATTGAAGAAGTCTGTTATGATTTGTTCTATAGGGAAAGCTGCGGGTGCTCCCACGATTGCTGCGGCTGCGGGTTTACGTCAAGCTGGCGCGTCATTGTAGTGGAAGGCGTGAACGTGTACGGCGATGCACACTTGAAAGGAAAGCCAGCGTATGAGGTAGTGGTGCGCTTCGGTTATGGTTTAAACTACTAACAGTTATAATTCTTATAAGGGGAAAGTGTATGGACGATTTAGTTTTGTACGGCGAAAACGGCGAAGAAATAACGCTGCCAACGCGCTGGGTAGTTTGTGATCGCTGCGACGGCGAAGGCAAACACTCAAACCCCAGCATTGACGGGAATGGAATTACCGCCAGTGAGATGGCTGAAATGTGCTATGAGGATGAGGATTTTGCCGAGCACTATTTCAGCGGCGTGTATGATGTGACATGTCACGAGTGCGACGGTAAGCGCGTGACCAAAGCGGTAAACTTTGGAGCTATGTCCGAAGCTGACGTTACAGAATACAAGCTTCAGCAGGAGCAACGCCGAGAGGCTGAGCTTGAAAGTTATTACGAGCGCAGAGCAGGCGCGTAACCGTAACAGTTATAATTCTTATAAGGAGAAAACCATGAAGCTAACAAATCTAGACCTCGAGCAGTTGCAAACCCTCAAGCGCATGGTGTCGGACGCCTCGACTCACGCCTCCGCAATGGTAAGGTATTGGCATGACAAATCGGATGAACCTCTGCTAGTCAACGGTGAGGTTGCTTTTGAGGGAGCCAAAGCAGAGCTTAAGCATTGGTGGGAAGTAGAGCAAAAGTGGTGGCGCATTGAAGACGACGTTTGCGCCCGTATTAGAAATCTTAAATCGTAGTTATAATTCTTATAAGGAGAATGAAATGCAAGACGAATTGATTTGGTGTTTGGTTTGGGTTAGTATTCTTTTAACGATGTTCCCTTGGAGGGTAGGCAAATGATAGTGTTTAATTATGTAAGCAAAAAAGAAATGAAAGAGCACGTAGGAAAACCGCTAAGATTTATTGAGACTAGTCTTTTCGGGCCTGAGTATATCAGCGACGGTGTTCTAGTGGGCGCTAACAGACCGCATATCACTGGCAAAGGCCGTGAGTTTTTTGCTGAAGTTACCATGCGCGACGGTCTAATTCATAAAGTAAAGTGAGGGTAGGAAAATGAGCGAATACGGAAGCGATGCAAAGTACAAAGAGTTTAATATTTACATGGGTAAAGATAAGATTTATTTTGAGCATGAGCATTTAGGTGAGGACGATGCATGTTGTGTTTACCTTGAGCATGGTAGAATTTACGACTATGATATGTGCTTTGCTATACCTAATGAGGTGGGGCAGTGGCTGCACAAGGAAGGCTACAACGTTTATTGGGATGTTGACATGTGGAATTACGATTGAGGATTGAGTTATGAGTAAACTAACAGAAGCACGACTGGCAGTAGGCGGGTTGACTACAACGTCGAAGATGCCTTGTAAATCTTACAACTTACCAGCGCAGGAGTGTAACGTCGGCAGCAAGCTACGCAAACAGAAGGGGTCAACGTGTAGCAAATGCTATGCGCTGAAGGGTAGGTATCACTTTCCAAATGTCAAGGACGCATTGTATAGAAGATTTAACACGATTAAATCTAAGCATTGGGTTGACAATATGGTAACAGCTATCAAGTCACCGGACTATTTCAGGTGGCACGATAGCGGTGACTTACAAGACGCGCAGCACCTCGACAACATTGTGCAGGTAGCGCGGCGAACACCCGACACACTGCACTGGTTGCCGACTAGGGAGTACAAGCTTATAAGAAATTATAGCGGTGACGTTCCAGAAAACTTAATCATTCGAGTGTCAGCGCCCGACATTGACGGCCCTGCGCCAGCGTTTACACACACATCAACAGTTCACAAAAACATAATACCAACGGGTCACGTATGCCCAGCGCCGAAACAAGGAGGCAAGTGCGGTGACTGTCGTGCATGTTGGGACAAGTCAGTAACTAACGTAAGCTATGGAGAACACTAATGATGGTTATAACTTATTATACTCACGAACAATTCTACGCAGGCATCAATGAACTGGTACACTTCGGGCTAGGCTTTGAGGCAGACCACGACGAGCTAACCATTCACCTGACAGGAGCATTCTAATGAACGAAGATTACTTAAGTTTGTACGCAGACTTCAAAAGCGCAGGCGACAAAAACTTTTGTACGTCAATGGCGTACTGTCTAGTCACCGGAGCTAACATGCACATTGCTAATACTAGACTGCGCCGCAAGCGTGGGCGTGGTGTGTCAGGACTGATACTCAACGAAGCAATACAAGACGCTGGCTATCACATGCTAGAAGTCAAGGTGAAAGGGTACGTAGAAAACCTACCGCAGAAGGGCTTGACACGCGGCACATACTTGGTGTACAGTTCGCGCCATGTTAGTGTAATCAAAGACGGTGTTGTGCTTGACTGGACAGCACTCAAGGAAGCACGATCAAAACGTACCGTAGTTTGTTATCAACTTTTAAAAACTGGAGAGTCACTATGACTTACACTGTAGAAAGAATCAAAAAAGACATAGCATATTTCAGGAAGGAGGCAGCGTGGTGCCTGAGACAATCAAGGAGCTGGCGATCAATGCCAGAGCTAAAGCACTACTATCACGGACGTTACCAAGCACTGAAGCATGCGTCCGAGTACGTAGGTGTCACACTTGGAGTAGCAGAACGTGAGGAGATTGCATAATGGAATACTTAGCTGAGATTTACAACGCAGGCTCTAAGATAGAAGCCCATGTTGACGTAAGGAGCTACCAAGGCGAGGTAGAGGCGGAGTTTTGTACTAGTCTCGCGTACGTAGATGATGAGGTTGTTGCGCTCGATTCATTGGGCGAGACACTACAGATGTTACTAATTGACGATGCCTATGATCGCTGGGCTATGGAGGTGGACGAATGAAATACTGGACGGTGATGTTTGATAGTGATGGTGGCGAGAGTGACCCAGAGGGTTTCGATTGCCGAGAGGACGCTGTGTCCTATGCCGAGGGTATGCTATGCGGCGGTACGTGGCGATGGGTTTGTTATGAAATACAAGAGGGTGAATAATGACAGATGATATGCTGGCCGCTGTGACTACAGCAGTGAGCCTTAAACGTGGCGCGTACACATGGGCTGAAGCTCTGACGTACGCTGTCAATACACATAACCTTGACGAGTATCAGGCCGAGGACTTAGAATCCATAGCACGTAACCAATACCGTAGACTAGAGGAGCAAACGAAATGACATATCAAGTAGAATACAGAAACGAAATCGGGGAGTGGTTAGTAGTCAACGAGTTTGATTCGTTAGGTGAGGCCATGAGTTATGCGACTAGCGAGGCACTAAGAGATCCAAACTTTGCACACCGCGTAACTATGAAGGAAACCGTTATTACTTATCCTGAGTTGGAGGGATTCTTATGAACCAGTTAGAAACGTATCACAAACTGCGGGACGCGCAGCGCAAGATCAAACACTTGCGTGACCTCAACACCATGAGCCTCAACGGTGATCCTGTGTCGCAAGGTGTAGCCCTAGCGTATGACAACGCGTATAACATGGTTGACAAGATAGCTAACGAACTGTACCGCGCAGGTATAGAACAGGAGAGCGCAGATGACTAACCCAGAACTGTTTAACCTACTGCTAGGCTGTGGTATTGGCTACATCATTGGGCTGTTAGTCGCAGTGTGGAGCAACGACGCTTGACACCCAGTCAAATACATGCTACAATATTACTATAGAGTAAACTTTAAAGATAAACATTATCATATAACTTATTATAGTTTTAACTTTAAAGACTCTTTAAAGAGGATCTTATGACAACTGCAAAGACACATCAAAGTTGCCCCGACTGTGGGCATCACAAATGCTTGACCGTTAACGAGGACGGATCATCGTATTGTTTCTCATGCGGTAAGCGCAGCAAGTCTGAAGCTAGCTGGCAGGGTGTATCATACGAGCACCGCCCCGAAACCAAGAAGCAATTCAACGCCAAGCTACTGACAGGTAAGTACAGTGCAATCATTGACAGACGTATACAAAAGGAGACAGCAGAAAAGTACAGTGCTATTGTCGATGGTGATCGTGTGTTGTTTGGTTACTTCGATGAAGGCAACGAACCCGTGGCAGCTAAGGTACGCTACCCTGATAAACGTTTCGTCACGGAGGGTGACTGGACAAAAGGGAGGCTGTTCGGGCAGCAACTGTTCAGTGCAGGTGGACGTTACATCACCATAACTGAGGGCGAGTACGATTGCATGGCTGCATACCAGATGTTCGGCAGCAAGTACCCTGTTGTTAGTGTACGCAACGGCGCACAAGCTGCCATTAAAGATTGCCGTAATCAGTTTGAATACCTCAACAGCTTTGAGAATGTTGTCATCTGTTTTGACAGCGACGAGCCGGGACAGAACGCAGCTAAGGACGTCGCAGAACTGTTCGGTAACAAGGCTAAGATAATGAATATGTCTGACGGTAAAGATGCTAACGAGTATCTGCTCAACGCCAAGGCTGATGTGTTTGTTAAGCAGTGGTGGGAGGCTGAGGTGTTCACGCCTGACGGTATCGTGCGGCCTAGCGAACTGCTTGCTGCTGTCAAAGTACCACTACGCAGGGGCCTTACTTCCTATCCCTTTCGCCAACTCGATAACATGTTATACGGAATCCGCCCTGCTGAACTGGTCACGCTGTGTGCAGGAAGTGGTCTTGGTAAGTCAACCATCCTCAGAGAGCTTGTAGTAGCCATGCTCAAGCAAGACAAGGACGGGTGCATGGGTCTTATGTTCCTAGAAGAAACTCCTGAGAGGACGTTACGCGGCCTTATAGGGCTAGAGATGAACAAGCCTATACACTTACCCGACTGCGACTACTCACCGGAGGAGGTTGACAGGGTGTACCACGCCACCAACTACGAGAACAGAGTATTCTTTTGGGATGCCTTTGGTAGTAACGAGATCGAACGTGTGCTTGGACGTATGCGGTACATGGTCAAGGGTCTAGGCTGTCAGTTCATTGTACTTGATCACCTATCTATACTGGTTTCCGACCAGCAGAACGGGGATGAACGCAAAGCAATCGACATGATCATGACCAAGCTACGTATGTTTGTTCAGGAGATGCGGATCACCCTGCTTTTAGTGTCGCACTTGAAGCGTCCAGATGGTAAGTCTTTGGAGGATGGTGCGGCTACAAGTCTCGGCATGCTACGGGGCAGCGCAGCTATCGCACAGCTATCCGATGCAGTGATAGGAGCAGAGCGAAACAGTCAGGCAGAGGACGAAGAAGAACGTAACACCACCAAGCTACGTGTACTCAAGAACAGGTTCAGCGGTAAGACAGGGCCAGCAGGCAGGCTAGTCTACAACGATGACACCGGACGATTAACAGAAGAGGAGAATGCACTATGAGATGCAAAGCCTGCAACATAGAACTGACAGACTACGAAGCCACGCTTCGCTGCTCTAACACAGACGAGTTCATCGACGTATGCAGCAGTTGCTTATCTGCTGGCGGTGATGTAAACTTTTCTGATCGCGCTGACCTCAGGACATTAGCAGACATACCAGAGTTCAGTAGTTTGTTTGACGAACTGGATGAATA